AAGTATACAGATCAGGATATTGAGAGTAAAGGCTTTTATGACCCTGTTATTGTTCAGGATTTTCCTCTCCGTGGCAAGAAGGTCTTCCTTAATATTCGTCGTCGTCGCTGGCTCTTAAAGAAGCATAATGAGTATATCTCTCGTAACTGGCGTATGGTGGCTGAAGGTACTCGTATGACGCAGGATTTTGCGTCTTTTTTAAAAGAACTATATTGATAGCTATCCGATCAGTTGCAAGCTCTTAGGTGTTTTATATGGAGTTGACGGGGATTTATTGGAGCGTCAATACCGTAACCATCTAAGTGGTTATCTCCATTGGGACCAACTTGTTCATGCAGAGGATTGGCTACTATTCGAAAAGAATATCGGTGCTTATATCTGTATTGATGAGGTAGCCCTCTCGCGTGGGGAACTCTATACTGTACTGACCAATAAAGAAGCTCACGGTGGTAAAGGTAGTATGATTGCCATCATTAAAGGTACGGACGTTCATACGGTCACTTCTGTCCTGCTTAAGCTCTCCCGTCGCCGCCGTTACCAAGTGCGCGAGATAACCTTGGATATGGCTCCTAACATGGAGCAGATTGCACGCATCTGCTTTCCTGCGGCCAAACGTGTTACCGATCGCTTTCACGTACAGAAGTTAGCTTATGAAGCTGTGCAGGAGATGCGTGTAAAAGCTCGCTGGGAGGCTTTGGATGAAGAGTCCACTCAGATTGCTTATGCAAAGGCCTGTGGAAAGATGTATCATGCACCTGTTTTCGCTAATGGAGATACAAGAAAGCAGTTGTTAGCGAGAAGTATTTATCTGCTTTACAAGAAGGAATCCTTATGGACTCAGTCTCAAAGAATACGGGCTGAAATTCTTTTCAAGGAATATCCCGATATAAAGAAAGGATATTATCTGTCTATGCGGTTAGGCTTAATCTATCATCAGTGTAAGTTTAAGGATATTGCTTTGACAAGGCTGGCAAGGTGGTATGATGAAGTAGATAAATCAGGGTTCCTCACCTTTGGAAGGGTCGCACGTTCTATACAAACACATTATCTGGATATAATCAATTTCTTTGAAAGGAGGGCAACCAATGCCGCAGCAGAGTCATTCAATGCTAAAATCAAAGCATTTAGAGCACAGTTCAGAGGAGTAAGAGATAGAGCTTTTTTCTTATATAGACTTGCTAAATTATATGCTTAAATATAAAATCCCTCAGATTGTTACGTTGATCCGGAAATCCGCTGACCCCTTTTTTTCGAACTGAACCCTGAGTCCCGGTAAAGGGGGTATATAATAAAAAAAGAGGAAAATCATCACTGAAATTCCTCTTTTTCTTGGGTGACTGAAGGGACTCGAACCCTCGACATTCAGAACCACAATCTAAGGAATTGTATTGGGTATTATGTTGATAATCATTTTATTGTTTTATGTTTTGTTCTTGTTTGGGTAAACAATGGGTAAACAATTTATAAAATCATCACATTGTTGGTTTAGACCCACCGCTGATTTTCGGAGATGGGTCGTGTTCCGCTTCTTGTCTCCGTTTCTCGTCCTCGTCTTTGAGATACTTGTTTCTTATCTCTTTGATGTCATTGGTCATTCCCCATACTTTGAAGAAGAGGATGATTTGCAGTAATCCGAATATTAGGAGTATGATAGTTAGAAAGTCAATCATGACCCTATTGTTTTAATTATTTCCAAACATAATTGTATCTCAGCTCTGATTCATCATCTTTATAACTATAGGATATGGATATTTTATTAATTGTACCATCATCGTTATATAGATAATCATAATATGTCCAGTTATCAAATAAATATGCTTTTTTAGACTTTCTTTGAATACGTCCCAATGAATCATATTTGTATTCAAATTTTTGTTCTATTGATTCTTTGTCTGTATCTCCACTAATATACGTTTCTTGCAGAAGATTACCTTTAGAATCATATTCATAAATATATCTTCCGAACAACGTTCCATCTTTTATACTATGCTTAACCACATAAACCTTATTGTTTTCGTATGTGTATTCGCTGATATATCCAAAGTCATTGCTAAGCCAAATATCTTTTTCTATTGTTTTTATAAGCCTTCTTTGATTGTCATATTCAAATGTCCAATCCTCATTTAAATCTCCATCCTCATCATATACCATCATGCGAGATACAGAATCAATAGAGTTGTACTCGTATTTATATTTCTTCTCGAATAATGTCAATTCATAATCATTACGTTCAATTAGCCGTCCTTGGTTGTCGTATGTGTATTTATACGTGTAGTCAATTCTTGAATCTACAGCATTAACATAGTGGTTTGTTGTTTTTTCTGCGATTGTTCCATCTTGGTTGTATTTGTATTGTTCGTAGAGTTCGCCGTATTCGCTAATTTCTCCAAATTTCTTTTCGTGCTCTTTGATTACTATTTCAGATAAATATTTTGTTCCATTATCTAAACCTTCATCATCTGATGAACATGCTGTAAACAGTATCATTGGCAATATAGCTACCATAAAAAATAAAATCTTCTTCATAATCTTAAATATTTAGTTTGTTCTTTAATTCGTTGAAAATGTCGGTGTTTTCAAGTTCTCCCCAATAGTATTTTTTGTATCTATCTCGGTCAAAGCTGTCTTTTTTCTCATAAACGATTAGGCACCGTTTGTCACAAAGGATTATTACAGTTGATTCAAGGAGGCAAGCATATGAGCGAGCTTGCAAAAATGCTTCTTCTATTTCCTGGTTATTTTTCATGTAGAGTTTTGCCTCGATTAAAACCTTTGCTTTTTCTTCGTCTGGCTTATTATCGTAATGCAGAGCATAGTCGGGAAATATCCGGTGTCCACGTCCTGCATGTATTGGTAATTGACGAATGAAATCTTTGTTCTCATACCATCCCATAGAGTTAAGCAATGGTTCCAGTAGTTGTAGTTCCACATCTCTTTCTTTTTCTATACTTACATTCTTGGGTAGTGTAGGAGTATATAGCTTTGGTAGGGCATCTATATCAAATCCTTTTGCCTTTATCATTCGCAGGAGTTCTGAATAATCTTCGCTACTCATTGACCATCCGTTCACTCCTTGAAAGTTCTTTCTTATGAGCGGGTGGTTGGAGAAGTATTCATCTTCCTGAAGCTCTTTTAATGTGATGTGAGGAATGTCTATTCTGTTACTTATATAAGTGTTGCTGTAATAGTGGAAGAACGGGTCGATAATACCATCGGTTTGTGCTATCCACAAACAAGTGATTGCACTAATAGGTGCTGTTTCGTAATGAATCAGAATATCTCCCTTTTTCGTTTCCTGGTTTGACTGCCAAAATCCGGTAGTCCATTGCTCGCCATACCCTTTAATCAATCCACCAATAAACCATGCTTGTGATGGTTGGGGAATTTCACTCTTTTCTTCTGTGTGGAGAAGATTTGGCGCATAATCGTACATGAATGCACTCAATTCATTAGGTGTCAAGTTGTTTCCTATTCTGAAATAGTAGAACACTTTGCATAGTTCCCAATAATACATGCACCTATTTTTGTAATCGGGCTTCTTGGGAATTGGCGGCAATTCTATTTCAAAATAGTCGGCTAACTTTTTGAGTTCATAGAATCTGTCAATGTACAAATATGGAAAGAAATATTCACCAAGTAGGTAGTTTAACTCCATTGAGAGGAATGGGATGTATTCAAGCATCAAGTTGAAATCTCCTATCTTCAATACTTCTTCATCCTCTATCCGTAATCCTGTAGAGATAATTTCTTCGTATATTCCCTCGGCTTTATCAAGTGACGGATATTCTGTACTTTCAATATCGGAGACTTTATAACACCAAAAGTCCTCCAATATTTCGCATATGATTTCCTTGTTGAAATAGTCTTTGATACTTGGATTATAGTGTTCTAAAAGTTGCTCCTCGTCTATCCATTCCTTTCTGTCTGAAAAACTGGATATAACAGCTTTCCCTTCCGGAGAGTTTTTATATAGATTCCAAAGGTATTGGTTGAATTTCATAATATTATATCCAATTTACGATATTGACAACTCCAATGACTATAGCCCAATCTTGGATTTCTGTAACAGGCAATTCATATGGAATAAATCCTTCTTCTTCGTTAAAGGAAACGCATTTAATATGCCCTTCTTTTTCAGATGGCATTATTTTTTTCACAACTATTCCATCAGGGGTGGCAAGTGCATAAACTTCCCCCCAACGGATATGTGTGCGGCTTTTCCAAATTCGACAACCAATAATAGAACGCTCAGGAATACTTCTTTCAGGATATTGGCGATTAATCATACTTCGTCCAAATGTTCTAATTGTAAAGTCACATCCTGCTAAATCGGGGATTATATATCTATCACATTTATTTGCTTCTATTGCAACTTCAAATCCAGAAGGCATCCCACAGGAAGCTGCTTCCAGCTCAAATAAAGGTATTGAGTTTTTATGAATAGCTTTTATATGCGGTGTATCTTTAGCGATATTATCGCATGTGGTCTCGATAAAAGGAATTACAATATTTCTACCAAATTTTTCAATTATGGTATTATATAATTCTTCAGTAAGTTCTTTTTTGCCAGTTTCAAGTTCTGATAAATAGGATTGTGATATTCCTCCTATTTCTTTTCTAAAACATTCTTGATTCATTTTCAAGGATTTACGCAACTGTGCAATATTTAGTTTACTCATACATTGTTAAATATTGTCAATATAGCGATATTTTATTGCGATAAATAGCGATATATTGCGATAAGGTAGTATATTTGCATCACGATAACGATACAAAGATACGCAACTTACAAATAAGGTGCAATAGTATAAACATATTAAATCACACGATTATGAGCACGAAGAATTTTTTACACGAAGTTATGAGTCTTGCATGGCAGTTCGTTCGCAAGAACGGTTTCACGATGTCAGAAGCATTAAAGTGCGCTTGGGCTAACATGAAATTGAAATTGCAGATGAAAAGCAAGATTGTGAAATTCTACTTTCAAAAGGTGGATGGTTCTGTAAGAGAAGCCTACGGTACACTAAATGAAAAGCTGATGCCTACCATCACTGGTACTGACAACAGAAAGAAGAACGATACAGTCCAGACCTATTTCGACACAGAACGCCAAGAGTTCAGATGCTACAAGAAAGCTAACCTTTTAAAAATTGCCTGATATGAGAAACTATAGAGTATGTGATAGTATAGAAGCTTATGCCTTTGAAAAGGCTTTAGATAAGGCTTGTGAAGAACTTGAAGAGGTGGATAAAATGTCTGATGCAGAGGCATGCGTTTTCTGCAACACCGATACGAAAGAAGAGGCCTTAGAGGTTATTCAAGAAGAGATTGATTATATAGAGTTTCAACTTGATAGAATGGCAGTATGATAGAGGCATTGATAGTATTAGGCTGCTTGTATGCAAGCTACTGGCTTTTCAGAAAGCCGGGCGAGAAGTTCTTTTATGATGATTAATCACACGATTATATCACGCCCTATTGACGGATTGAACGGCAACTGATAGCGAGAATCGGGTAGGGCACTATTGATTAGTTCTTTGACATATTGGTACGATAAAAAGATATATTTCTGCGAAGGCATGTAAGCGAAGCCAGTGATGGTGGATAGTGGTGGGTGCAAGTGGAACGGAATTGACACCGATAGCGACCGAGGATAAGCCGATGACGGGCGAATGGTTGCAAATGTCTGATAGTGGTAAAGCCACAAAGTTGAAACGAACTTTCTTTCAGCACCGAAAATCATCTTTACGGTGTCAAGTATGCGGGGCAGGTGTCCGTATCGCTGAAAGGTCTAAATATAAGCCCTTCACGTCTCGATACGTGGTAGAATCCGTAGAAGGTATCGGGGGCGCAACAACCACAGAAAAGGTCAGTGCTATACCGTACTAAAAGCCGTGAGGGATGCTGAGTACAAGCTACCCCTTTACCCTTGTACGGGTGGTTAAAATTGTTTTGTCGTGTTTTATTTTGTGTTTGTACTGGGTGTACCGTCTGTGAAGATAGCGCACCTTTTTCCGGTGATATGGCGGAATAGGAAACGCGTTGCTCGGCAATAAACTTAGCAATTTATGCAGGTTCAAATCCTGCTATCACCACTATTTTTTTCAAAATTAAAGCGTATGATAAAGGAAATTAAAGTAGATGAGAACTATCAGACAACTAAGTTATTTGATAGTATAAAGGTTGGGGATATATATCGAATCCCCTTTGAAGACTCTCGGCACACTGGGATAAAAATGGAAGCTGCCCGAAGAAACAAAGAAGCACGGCTCACGAAGAAGTTGAAAGGAAAACTTGACATTATGTATAGGGTATCAAAAACAGATTGCCCAGGTTTTTCTTCGCTTATACGACTGAAATAATCATTAGCTCACACGATTATGGAACGGGTATTTACAGAACTCACCCCTGAATGTGAGGTTACAGCACGGATGTATGCGCAAGGGTATGAGAAAAAGGAAATTGCCAATATCAAATGTCGGGCGGTTAGTACAATTAACAACCAGTTGCAAAAGGCTTTTGATATATTGCATGTACGGAATGGGAGAGAGCTTGCTACCATGCTTTACGAACGGATAGCCGGTGTGAAACTTACAATGGATTTTTCACCAACAGTTCGTATGTCTGTAGCTTATAGTTTGCTATGTATATTTTCTCTATCGCTTTATCACGAACAGAGCGAAATGAGAAGAGGAAGAGAATTAAGAGTAGAACGGATTGAAATAATAAGGAGGGCGGAATGAATATAGAAGAAATCCAATCCATTATGATAGACAGTTATCAGGTTGGTTATATGGAGGCGGTCAAGGCATATGAGCCGGCACAAGACCTTATCCGATTGAGGGATGTAAAGAAATGGCTAAGGATGATGCGAATAGACTGGAAGCGGTTCAATGTACTTGTGAATAAAGAACTGATAAAGCCTATCAGAAAAGGAGAAAGCCGAAATTCCCCCCTTTATTATTCAAAAACAGAAATCAAACAAGCCTTGTCGCTGGCGAATGTCAGCGGAATAATGGCGAGAGATACAATTGGATTAACCTTTTAAATATTTACGATTATGAGTCTTATAAAAAAATCAAATGAATTAGTAATCCCTACCACTGTAAAGATGATGATTTACGGGCAGGCTGGTATGGGAAAATCAACAGTGGCATTGAGCGCACCGAAACCGTTATTATTGGATTTCGATAATGGTGTTAAGCGTATGAATATGGCGCATTTGGAAAACATAGATACTGTACAGGTCACTTCATGGAGTGATGTTCAACAGGTCTTGCAGGAGGATTTGTCTGCTTATCAGACCATTGTAGTTGATACAATCGGTAAGATGATGGATTTCATCATTACTTATAAATGTGGTAGCCGCCAACCGTCTATCAAGGATTGGAGCGGTATCAATGCCGAATTTTCATGGATGACACGAACACTTTCGGGGCTTAACAAGCACATCATTTTCGTTGCCCATCGCGACACAAGAAAAGAAGGTGATGATACGGTGTTTATCCCTGCCTTGCGTGAAAAATCCTACAACTCTATCGTTACCGAACTGGATTTGCTCGGTTATCTTGAAATGAAAAGCGAAAGAGGCGTCCAAAGACGTACCATCACTTTTGACCCAACTTCAAGAAATGACGGTAAGAATACTTGCAATCTTCCTTCAGTAATGGAGGTTCCTGAGGTTGTGTCAAAACGTTGGCACAACCTCATTTATATTTTAAGTTCTGCTATATTTTCTTTTGGCTATGCTACTT